TTATGTAGACAGAGAAGAAAGAAAAGTAACAGAACAAAAACCAGAACCTATTAGGATTGAGGGTGAGAATCCTATTAGTGAAGCACTAGAGCTACCAGACTTAATTACTGACTTTGCTGGTACAACCGGTTATCAAATAGAGGGTACGCCTAGAGCCTCTGCCCCAGTTATTGAACCAAGAAGGGAGGAAGTTGTAAATAATGTTGAGTCTCGTGAATTGGAACAGAGGGAAGTGGAAGAACCAAATATGGGAGAGGAATCTTTCTCGGAAATTGTTCAGAGAGAAAGAGAACCTGAGGAAAGAGAAGAACAAAGAGAGGAACGAGAAGAGCCAACAGAGGAATTAGAAGTTGTTGAGGAAAGGGAGAAGCCTGTTAATGAACAAGATGATAGACAGCAGGAGCAACCGATTGAGAAGACAGTTGCTAACAAACAAGCTCCGAAGAAGATTGAAAAAGAACAAGTCATTACAAAAAATGATAAGCTCAAAGCCCTAGTATCAAAGAGGGCAGTAGCTCTAGCTAAGAAAGTAGAAAGTGCAGTTACCCTAGAACAACAGATTGTAGTACAGCAACAGTTAATGTCACTTATTTCGTTTGTACCTAACTTTAACTATGCTGAACAAGAGATGAAAGACCTAGCTAGTTTCTACCCTAGTAAAGATAATGTAGATAATGCTTTTGCTAGATGGTTTATAAACGATAAAAACTTTATAAGGTTAGAAGACTTACAATACCCACAAAGGAATACACAATGGCAGAGATAGAATACCAAGGAATCAAAGTAGGTGGCAGTAAACTACTGTTAATCGTACCCTTAGTTACAAGTATTGTAGGTGGTTTGTGGGGTGGGTTTGAGTTTTACAAAGATTACACAGATATGAAAACACAGATTATGAGTTATGTTGCACCAGACCTTAGTGGTATTAAGCAACAAGTAGCAGTGTTTCAAGCAGAGAACCTTACTATTCGTCAGACTATGGAACAACAAGTAAAGATTATAGAAAAACTATCTACTGATATGTACAAGATAGAAGAACGAATAGATAAGAAAATAACTAAAGCATTAGAAAATCCGTTGAACTATTAATGACTGATTTAGCTATATCGTTACTACCTTGGCAACAACAAGTCTGGGATAGTAAAGCAAGATTTAAAGTAGTAGCTGCTGGTAGACGTACAGGTAAGTCTAGGTTAGCTGCTTACTTACTTATTGTTAATGCCTTACAGGCTAAACAGGGACAGGTCTTTTATGTTGCACCTACACAGGGGCAAGCAAGAGATATTATGTGGCAAGTGTTACTAGAGGCAGGACACCCAGTAATTAAATCTAGTCACATAAACAACTTACAAGTTACATTGATTAACGGAACTATTATTTCGTTAAAGGGTGCAGACAGACCAGAAACAATGCGTGGTGTATCTCTCAAGTTCCTAGTAATGGACGAGTACGCTGACATGAAGCCAGAGGTCTGGGAACAAATACTTAGACCTGCACTAACAGACCAGAAGGGTACTGCATTATTTATTGGTACACCAATGGGAAGAAACCATTTTTATGATTTATACCAACTAGCAAACTTAGAGGAACATGACACTTATGAGGCTTGGCACTTTACATCTTACGATAACCCTATATTGGATAAAGATGAAATCAATATGGCAAAAGAATCGATGTCGTCTTTTGCGTTTAGGCAAGAGTATATGGCGAGCTTTGAAGCTCAAGGGTCTGATATATTTAAAGAAGAATGGGTTAAGATGTCTACTGATGAACCCGATATGGGCGACTACTACATTGCCATTGATATGGCAGGATTTGAAGAAGCTGGTAAGAAAAAGAAAACAAGATTAGATAACACAGCTATCTCTGTTGTTAAGGTTAATGAAAGTGGTTGGTGGGTTAAAGATATTATTTATGGCAGATGGACGTTTGAAGAAACTGCTGAAGCCATATTTGATGCAGTAGCAGAGTACGAACCAGTAGCAATAGGTATAGAGAAAGGTATATCTAAACAAGCAATCATGTCACCACTAACAGATATGATGAAACAAAGAGGTAAGTTTTTTAATGTACAAGAACTATCTCATGGTAACAAACGAAAGGTTGACAGGATAGTAGCAGCACTTCAAGGAAGGTTTGAACATGGTGCTATTAAACTTAATGAAGGAGATTGGAATCTTGAGTTCCTTGACGAGTTGTTTCAGTTTCCTAATCCGCAGGTACATGATGATTTGATTGATTCATTAGCCTACATAGACCAGCTTGCTAAAGTAACTTATTACTATGACTTTGAGCAAGATGATTATGAAATCTTAGACGAAGTAGCAGGATACTAAATATGAAAGATGAAGATTATAGTGAAGATTCTACAGTAGAAAGTTGGGTAATGAGCAAGTGCGATCAATGGCGAGATCATTACAATACAAACTACCAAGAAAGATTTGATGAGTACTATCGTACTTGGCGAGGGATATGGGATAAGAATGACTCTATGCGTGAGTCAGAGCGTTCTAGGCTTATTGCCCCTGCTACACAACAAGCAGTAGAATCTTCTGTAGCTGAGATTGAAGAAGCAACGTTTGGTCGTGGAGCTTTCTTTGATATTAAAGATGATCTTCAAGACCCTAATCCTGCTGATGTTGAAATACTTAAACTACAACTAACAGAAGATATGCACTTTAGTAAGGCTAGAAGCTCCATAGGAGAGTGTTTAATTAATGCTGCTGTGTTTGGTACTGGTATAGGAGAACTCGTCTTAGATGAAGTTCAGGAGCTTACAGCAGCTACTCAACCTACACTTGAAGGACAGATGACAGCAGTAGGTGTAAACAAGCGTGACAGAATGATTGTTAGGCTAGATCCAATCATGCCACAAAACTTTTTAATTGATCCATTAGCAACCAATGTAGAAGATGCTGTAGGTGTAGCTATTGATAAGATGGTTCCACATCATCAAGTACAACAAGGTATTGACTCTGGTATTTATCGTGATGTAGAGATTGGCAGAGTTCAGTCTGAATCAGAAATAGAAGATGCTAGTAAGATTGTCTATGGTTACAATGATGACATGGTACGCTTAACTAAATACTATGGCTTAGTACCTACAGACTTATTAAAGAATCAAGAGCTAGATGAAAATGAAGAACTGCAAGACATGGTTGACCTTGATGAAGAAGAAGGTTCTTACACAGAAGTCATTATGGTTATTGCTAATGAAAGCGAAATCCTAAAGATTGAAAAGAACCCTTACATGAAAAAGGATAGACCTGTTATTGCTTTCTCTTGGGATAAAGTACCATTTAAGTTTTGGGGTCGTGGTATATGTGAAAAAGGTTACAACTCACAGAAAGCATTAGATGCAGAACTTCGTGCTAGGATTGATGCACTTGCCCTTACTGTACACCCAATGTTAGCAGTAGATGCTAGTCGTATGCCAAGAGGTGCTAAGTTAGATATTAGACCTGGTAAGACTGTTCTTACTAATGGTAATCCAGCAGAAGTATTACAACCATTTAAGTTTGGTGCTATTGACCAGGTTACTTTTACACAAGCAGCACAGCTACAACAAATGGTACAACAGTCTACTGGTGCTATAGATTCTAATGGAGTACCAGCAGGTCTTAATGGAGAAGGTACAGCAGCAGGAATCTCTATGGGTTTAGGTGCTGTTATTAAACGACACAAGCGTACCTTAGTAAACTTCCAAGAAAACTTTTTAATACCATTCATTGAAAAAGCTGCTTGTAGATATATGCAGTTTACCCCTGAGTTGTATCCAGTTAAAGACTACAAGTTTGTAGCTACAAGTTCTCTAGGTGTAGTTGCTCGTGAGTATGAGGTTACCCAGTTAGTACAGTTGTTACAAACTATGTCACCTGAGTCACCTGCTTACCCACTATTAATTGAATCTATAGTTAGCAACATGAGCTTGACTAACAGAGAACAGATTATACAGGTTCTTAGACAAGCTAATCAACCTAACGAAGAACAACAAAAAGAAGCTCAAGTTAGAAAACAAATGGAGTTTGAAGTTGCTATGTCTAGCTTAGAAAAACTAAAAGCAGAAACAGCAGAGATTGCATCTCGTATACAACAAAACAATGTTGAAACACAACTACTACCTGTTGAAGAAGAAACAAAAAGAATATCTGCTTTGGCTTCTGCTAAACCAAAAGATAAATCTGACTTTGATAAGTTAGTTGAGTATGCAAAACTAGAACTTAAAGAAGCTGAGTTAGATACTAAAGAAAATATTGTTAAATTACAAATGAAAGAAAATAAAAATAATGCTTGACAAATTTAAAAAATAGTGCTTGACATTTTAAGCTAAAAATGATATAATCGGACACAAGGAGTTCTCCAAGATGGATAAAGAATTACAAGATTATTTTGACAATTATTTTTCTCTCTTTCAACACCCTGGTTGGAAACAACTACTAGAAGAATTAGAGGACACAGCAGACTCAATAGATTTATTAAGTTTAGAAGATGCTAAAGAGCTACATTTAGTTCAAGGCAAATTGAGTATGTTAAATCAAATTTTAAATTGGAAAGACTCTGTAACCAACGCTTTTGATAGCAACGAAGAAGATCAATCTTACCAATCAACTAATTTACAATAAGAAATCTTATGAATAGACTATATGATTTTTTTTGTGTAAATCAACACACCGAAGAACTGTTTGTCAAACCTGATGTAAAGGAAGCAATATGTTCTGTTTGTGGTGAACCAAGCAAGCGGTTAATCTCTCCTGTTCGTTTAAAGTTAAGTATTCATACTGACAAATGGGCGAAAGAACATGAGAAGGCTGCTCAAGTATAACTTAATTCCATAATACCTAAAGGTACGGAGATCATTAAATGGCTAGAACAATAAACCCCTTTGACAACC